AAAGGTAATAAATCATGGCATTATCAGAAAATTTTGCTGGCGCTTCGGTTACTACCACTACTGCGGCTAACTTTATTCCTGAAATATGGACGGACGGTGTAAAAAACTATCTTGAGAGAAACCTTGTTTTCGAACAAATAGTTGATAACTCATTGAACGGCCTTGTTAAGGGTAAAGGGGACGTGTTTCACATCCCTAAGCTAGCAGAGGTGAGTGATGCCGCTAAAGCAGCAGAAACACTCGTAACTTATGCAGCTTCCACTCACGGTGAAGCTCAATTAACCGTAGATCAGCATCGCTACGCAGCTAAGCTCGTAGAAGATATTGCTACAGTACAAGCAACTCCAGGACTTTTTGAAAAAGAAGTTTCTGGCATGGCTTACGCTTTGGCAAAAACTTACGATGCTTACATCGAATCAAAAATCGAGAGTGCAACAACCAACGGTGCAACACTCGCTGGTGACAATACCATCACCGCAGCTGAATTGCGCACTGGTATGAAGACTCTCATGGAATCAGATGTTCCAATAAACGAATGCAACCTTGTGGTTAGCCCTGCATTGTATTCTGCATTACTTGGAATCTCAGATTTCGTTGATGCTTCCAAATTTGGTGCTGGCGCTCCTGCGTTCAACGGCCAATTCGGAATGATCTATGGCATGAACGTGCTATCATCAACTGTCATGGGCACTAGCGCAGCCACAGGCGTTGAAGTTGGATATATCATCCATCCAAGCTCTGTTTCAGTCGCTCGTCAATTAGAGCCAAGAGTCCAGAGTGAATACTCTGTTGATTTCCTTGGAACTAAAGTTGTCTCTGACATGCTTTATGGTGCAGTAGCAGTTTTTGAAGATCGTATTTACGAGTTCAGAAATCCATAATCAATAGGATAACGGGGGGCATGTATTTGCCCCCCAGTCTTATATGTTCATCACTCACGATTATCAATGTAAAAGCTGCGGAAACATATTTGAGGCTATGCTTGCTAAAGGCGAAGTCGCAATATGTTCTTGTGGCTGTACAAAGACCACCAAACTCATGTCTGCACCTTTGTTTGAACTCAAAGGTAACGACTACCCATCAAAAGAATACAAAGCACAAGCACAAGCGCGCAAAATGGCGCAAGGACAGAAAATTTAGAAGTGTAGTCTATTCCTTAATTAATGAAGTCTGATTAAGGAAAACACATGGCAAATTATACAAGTTCTTTCACTGGTGCGCAGATAGACTCAGCAGTTGATCGCGCCAATTCTACCGATGTAACAGCAGGAACCGTGACCGCCTCAAAAGCGGTTATTGTTGATTCTAACAAAGATATAACGGGATTTCGGAACCTTACTGGTACAGGAACAGCAACCTTTGCAAACTTTGTAGGTTCTGGAAACACAACCATTGGAGATGCTCCAAGCGATACGATCGCAATCAATTCTACTATTACAACAGATTTAATTTTTGAAGGGTCAACAGCTAATGACTTTGAGTTGACGTTAACCCCAGGTGACCCAACCGCAGACAGAACGGTCACGCTTCCAGATGCTACAGATACACTTGTCGGTAGAGCAACCACAG